CAATCCCGACCGCTGAGGCCAAGTTCTTCCCCATCGGCGCCACAGGCGTTTTCGAAGTTGCATACTCGCCGCTGGAATCGATTGGCTTTGTCAACACCCCCGGCCAGCCGCTCTACGCGATGAACATTCCCGACCGCGACCGGAATATGTGGGTGAAGGGCGAGTTGTACAGCTACCCCCTCTATATGTGCTCCCAGCCGCGCGTCCTGCGTCGTGGTACGCTGACATGATCGTAAAAAACCCAACCTCCCGCGCAAAGGCCGTCCGCATCGCGGGCGGTCACGTCATCATCGAACCCGGCAAGACCGAAAAGCTGGACGATCCCCTGAGCGATGAAGATGTTGACCGGTATGAGGCTGTCGGGCTGACGTTTGCGACAGCCATGCCAACCGGCAAGAAGTAACCAACGGGCGGGCTGTCATGGCCCGTCCCATCATTGGAGCGTCACACGATGATCGGCACCGTCACAGCACTGATCGCATACGCCGCTGCACGCGGCACAGTCATCGCTGACGACGCCGCAACATTGCAGGCGCTGGTCCGGGCGTCCGACTACATTCAATTCACCTACCTCGACGGATCAGGCTGCACCGCCGAAAGCCCAAACGTTGCAAGCGCAACATATGAAGCGGCGATGGCGGAGGTTGTGACACCGTTTTTCTGGACCAAAACCTTTACGCCTGCCGATCAGAAGGTGCTTGTCGGCGTGGGCGACATCAAGTGGCAGGTGACTGGTGACGCCACGGCTGGCGGGGCATCCATCCCAAGATCCACCAAGATCGAAACCATGTTGCGCCAGTGCATCGGCGGGGGGCTCTATGGCTACTCGACCGGCCCGAGGTTGGTATGAGCAATCAGGAGGACCACGTGCATAACATCATTGACGAACTGTCGGACCCGGCCCGCATGTCAAACTATTTTACACGCACCCGGCGCGACAAACGTTTTGACGCGATCGTGCGCCGTGCAATGTCGTGCGGACAGCCTGCCCTACATGTGGGTATTGACCGCATAGCCTCACGCTACTCGGGTCGGCTGATGGCGTTACGTGGTGAAACAATCGCCCGCACTAAGTCGAGGTTGGTATGATGGGCCGCCTATTTATCGCACAGCAAGCGGCAGAACTGATGGGAATTGATGCGCAGACTCTTAGAGACTGGCGCAGGAGGGGCAAACTCGACGGTGTTGGTGTTCCTGTCGGAAAACGTCCTGACTGGGGATACACTGAAAAAGAATGTCAGGCGATTGCAGAAGCGTATCGCAAGTCGAAAATACCAGTGCACACAATCAGAGACCTCATCTTGGCTGAACTGGACTTACAGTTATGAGTGGCGCCGCCATAGCCGCTGAAGTTGCGCTGGCCTATGCTGAGGCGGGGCGTGAGGCCGGTGATGGTGTGGGCGCGGTCTCTGTTACGATCATCCGACCAGGCACGCCCACAGGGCCTGAGTGGGCACCGGTGCCGGGCACCCCTACCAGCCACACATTCACGGCGATACCGTCCAACCTGGCATATATCCAACGGACGGGGCTTGCCCTTGGCGCCATGGAGCGCGTCTATTCGCTGGTGAACCAAGGCGTTACGATTGCCCCGAGCACGTCGGATACGCTGACAATCGACGGCGTGGGATGGCCGGTTCAGGAAGTTATCCCGATGAATCCGGCAGGATATGTGATTTCATGGATGGTAAAGGTGGGTAAATGACAAACGAAGCCAAGCACGTGATGAGCCGCGCCCACATCGAGGCGCTGATCTCCGCAGCCGAAAAAGAACTGCCGATCGAGGCGCGGAAGGCTGATTTTGTGGCGCGCGTCCGGTTTTTGCATTACACTGCCCACATTGAGGCAGGGTTCAGCCCCGAAGACGCTTTGTACTTGTGCACGGAGGCTACAAAGCTGCCGTGACAACCCGTGACACCAGAAAAGCCTTCCTAAAATTGCTCGACCAGACATGGCCGGGCGTCCGGGCGGAGTTTGTCACGGCCATGCGCCAGGTGCAAAGCCAAGCGAACATGCGGGCTCTTGAGGCGGCGATCGGGCGCGGGGATATTCAGGCGGCGTTTGCAGCCTTGCGGTTCGACGCAGCCGATCTGTTCCGCACCGACACGGCAATTACTGCGGCCTTGGCGGCGGGCGGGAATTACCAGATGGGTGCGTTTCAGTATGCCACCCGCCGCGCCCCGGTTGGCAGTCGCGTCGTGCAGTCCTTCGGGGGCCGCAACGAGCGGGCCGAACGTATCGCGCGGGATCTGGGCTCAAGGCTGGTGACTGAGGTGATCGACGACACGCGTGTTCTCATTGCCCAGACGATCAGGGCGGGACTGGAGGCGGGGAACAACCCGCGACGCACCGCGCTGGACATCGGCGGGCGGATGGTCAACGGCACGCGGCAAGGCGGGCTGGTTGGGCTCACAAGCGGACAGGCGGGCTATGTTCAGAACATGCGCAGCGACTTGTCGGACCCGGCCAGCATGGCAAACTATTTTACACGCACCCGGCGCGACAAACGTTTTGACGCGATCGTGCGCCGGGCCATTGCTGACGGCAGACCTGTGGCACAGGTAGACATTGACCGCATGGCCGGTCGCTATTCGGATCGGCTGCTGGCGTTGCGCGGCGAAACAATCGCCCGCACCGAAACGCTCAAGGCGCTGAACGCCGGACGGCAAGAGGCGCTGGAACAACTGATCGAAAACCCGAACAACGATGTCCAAGCGCAGGACGTCGTTCGGGCTTGGGACGCAACATCTGATTCCCGGACGCGCGAAACACACGCTGCAGCGGATGGGCAGGTTGTGAGGCAGGGTGAGGCGTTTACGGTTGGAGGGTTTCCGATGATGTACCCCGGCGACACATCAATGGGCGCACCGGGTGGGGAAACGATCAACTGCCGGTGTTACATGGAGCCGCAGATCGACTTTTTTGCGAGGCTGACATGACAGCACGATATACTTTTGCAACTTTGGACCAGTGGGTTCGCAAAGCCGAGCGCCGGATCGACGCCGTTTTGAAGGACGCAACGCAATCTGTCGTGGCCGTGGCACAGGTGACAAAGGCCAAGGGCGGGAAAATGCCGGTCGACACGGGCAACCTTCGCAACAGCCTACAATCTTCGGTAGCTGGCGGGGCGTCCGGGCAGGGCGCATCTTCCTACATTCTTGCAGCCGCAGGCATGAAGGGCGGCGACGTGGCAACCTTCACCTGGACGGCTGAGTATGCCGCCGCGGTGAACAACGGCAACAATGGCCGACCCGGCGCGCACTTTGTCGAGGGTGCCGTCGATCAATGGCCCGCGATCGTGCGATCATCCACCGCCAAGGCAAAGGCGCGCGTAGGATGACCGGCGCAGACATTGAAAACGCCCTACGCACGCACCTTGATGGAACAGCATCCGCACCGCCTATCGTCTGGGGTGGCAATGCAAGAGGCGTCTGGGATAATGCAGCACAGGCCTACGTCACGCCTGAGCCCCCGTTCTGGTTGGCGTATTTTGTAACAAGCCCGCCCGAGCGTCTCGGCATTGACCCGTGGCACATCTACGAGGGCCGTCTTGTCGTGGCTGTCATGGTGCAGGATGGGACGTTCGATGCTGAGGCAAACACCCAAGCGCAGCGCGTCATTGACCATTTCCCGCCAGATATGATACTCACAACGGGAAATGGTTTCGTTCAGGTCGTGGCTGTTGGGTATGCAGACGACGGGGCAATGGATGGCAGTTATTGGCGGACAAACGTCCACATTCGCTACCGAGCGCAGGAGTAGGCAAAACATGCCAGATAAAATTGCGATGAACCACCCCGAATACCGTGGCGCAATAGCCAACCCGAATGCTGATGATGTTCCCGTTTGGGAAGCAAAAGGCTGGGTCGTTATCCCTGCGCACCCTAAAAAGCGCGCTCCCAAAATTGCCAAAATGAAAGGGCATCGAAATGACTAGAACCCACCTCGGAAAGCAAGTCTGGATTGCCACGGGCATCCCGGCCACCAATGACGCCGCGGGCTTTGTGGCACTCACATGGGTGCGCGTGAACGGCTTTGTCGGCGGCTACCAACTTGGCTTCGCTGCAAATAACGTTGATATCCCGGATCTTGCGGAGGGCATCACGCTCGGGGCCAAGGGTATGCGGAGCGGCAACGACAGCACCGGGAGCTATCGAAACGTCGCATCTGACACAGGTCAGGCCAACATCAAAGGCTATGCCGACGATGAGACATCGGCGCATTCCCTGAAAATCATTTCGGCGGGCGCTGGCGTGGTGGCAGAAACAGGCGACCCTGTTCAGTACGCGCAAGGCTATTTCCACAGCTTCACGGAGAATGAAATATCCGAAGGCGGCTATGAAGGCTTTTCGGTCAACTTCAAGCAGAACGCCGCGACTGTGAACGCCACAGAACCCGCCTAAAGCCATGCTGACCAATACCGGCGTCACCGTTTATGTCCGCCGCAATGGCGGGTCTTGGGTTCTCTTGAAAGGCTATGTCGGTGGCTTGACCTTGGGGATGGTATCGGAAAACATTGTCCGAGACGGTGACGACGACGGCATTACGCGATATCTCAAAGGCGGGTCCAATGGCTCTCAGTCTCAGATATCCGTCAGATTGATTGCGTCAGATGCAGGTGAGGCCCTTATCCGTGAGATGTGCGAGTTTGACGACAACGGGCTCGGCGGGGTTCGTATCGACTACCCCCAAGGGCTGAGCCTTGCCGCAGATGGGCTGTTTCAAGGCCTGATCGAAAACGTTGTAGATCCTGACACATATCAGGGCTGTGCCGTTTCGTTCACACAGAACGAGGTTGAGGTCCGAACGTAGCACCCCGATGGGGTGGGGCGGCTGATTGAGGGACAGATTGGCCGCCCCGATGTCCCAACGTCCCGAAGGAAAGATCATGGACTTTACGAAATTTGACACCGCAGCAAGCGCGTCCGAATGGATGCACCTGGAGATCGACAAAGCCAAACTTTATTGGGATGGTGAAAGCATCACGCTGGAAGAGACTGATGCGCCTTGCAGGGTCAAGTTGAAGGGCGTTGGATCGAATGAAGTTTTCGCGGCGTTTGAGAAATACCAGCATGCGGAAATGACCTACCAAAACCATCTAAAAAAGGCGCGCGCCGCTGAGATTGACGAGATCACCAAGTCGCATTCTGAAAAGGCCGAGGGGCTCATGGATGACCTGATCGTTGTCGCGTGCGAGGACTGGCAGAACATCTATTTTGACGGGGAGGTGAAGCCAATGACGCCCACGCTTATTCGCAAGATGATTGATCGGAAAGACGGATACTCGAAGCGTTCTATCCGCATGTTCTTGTTCAAGTCGCTGGCGGATCGTCGCGCAAATTTGACCGCCGCCGTGTAGGGATGCGCACCTACGCGGCTCAAAAGGGATGGCTGGAGGCGACCCCGGAAAAGCACAACGAGCCCCGGTGGCACGTCTTCGGGCGTGACCTGCCCGAACTTGACGACGATGAATACCTGCACCTCGTATGGCACGATCTGGGGTGCCGCAGTCATGGTGAGAATATTGCCCCTTTGGAGTGGCGTGAAATTCTGGCATACTCGGAAGTAACCGGTACGCTTTTGAGCCATGAAGACTGGCGCACCGTGATGGAAATGTCCGTTGCATATTGCAGCGGCTTGGCAGATAGGAACCCCCTTTCAATGTCCCCTGTAGAGCGACTGTCCGATGAGTGACTTTGCGACAGTCGGATTGCGGGTGGACAGCCGAGAGGTCCGTCAGGCCAGCGGGGATCTTGACAGGTTCGGGCGGTCTGGGGACGCGGCGGCAGGGGGTGCAGGTCGTGCTACAGCAGGGTTTGCCGGTATGGCGCGCGGTGCCATGGCTGCGGCTGGTGCCATGGCTGCGGCGGCAATCAGCATTGGATCGCTAATAGGTTCTGTGAGGGTCATAACCGAGTTTGAAAGAGCTATGGCCCAAGTCGGTGCAATCACACGCGCCACAGCGTCCGAAATGGAAGCGCTAAGGGATACTGCCAGAGGTCTCGGCAGCGCCACAGAGTTCACCGCCGCTCAGGCCGCTGGCGGTCTCAGGTTCTTGGGCATGGCCGGGTTTGACGCCGCCGAAAGCATCGCCGCAATCCCTGCGGTTCTTGATCTGGCAACAGCGGCCAGCATGGGGCTTGCCGAGGCGGCAGACACCGCGTCAAACATCATGTCGGCATTCGGGATTGCCGCAGAGAAATCGGCAGACGTTGCTGACGTTTTGGCCGCCGCGTCCAGTCGCGCCAACACAGACGTTTCGCAACTTGGCACTGCCATGGCTTATGTTGGCCCCGTTGCCTCAGCCATGGGCGTCGATCTTGCGGAAGCCGCCGCTGCGGTTGGCGTCCTGTCCGACGCCGGTATTCAGGGCAGCTCAGCAGGCACAGGTCTGCGTCGCATCTTGTCGTCACTTGCCAACCCTACAGGGGAAGCTGCCAAGGCCCTGCGCGAATTGGGCGTGACGTTGGACGAAGTAAACCCTGCCACAGAGAGTGTTGTTGATATTGTGGATCGCCTTGCCGAGTCTGGCATTAGCGCTGCCGACGCTCTGACAATCTTCGGGGATCGTGGCGGTCCTGCCATCCTGGCTCTCACATCCATGTCGCCGCGCCTTCGGGAATTGACCGGCGAATTGAGCAATGTGGAGGGCGAGGCATCGCGCATGGCCACGACAATGCGCGACAACCTTGGCGGCGACATCGACAGCCTTTTGTCTTCGATGCAAGGACTTGTGATTGTGATCGGTGAAGCGGGCCTTACGTCTGCCCTGCGAAACGTTATTGGGGGCCTGACTGAATTTATCCGAAATATCTCGGACGCATTCTCATTCGTTTCTGACAATTTGGACAAGCTTCTTTATGTCGTGCCGCTCCTGATCGCGCCTCTTGCTTCTGCGGCTTTCGCTGCTGGTTCCGCCGCGTTTTCAATCGGTGCCGCAGGTGTGGCTGCTCTTACAGCTTCCGGGTCTTTTGGGTTTGCAATAGTTGCTGCATTCGGGCTTGGCAGGGCGTTGGACAT